CAAGGGCAGCATGGGCAGCATGGGCAGCAGGGGCAGCATGGGAAGCATGGGAAGCATGGGCAGCAGGGGAAGCATGGGAAGCAGGGGAAGCATGGGCAGCAAGGGCAGCAGGGGCAGCATGGGAAGCAGGGGCAGCATGGGCAGCATGGGAAGCATGGGCAGCAGGGGCAGCAAGGGCAGCAGGGGCACGAAAACAAGCCAATAAGTTAATCGAAATAATAAATAAAGGAAGTTAAATAATGAAAATACCTAGACAGTATAAATCACAAACTAAAGCAATCCTGGGAGTTATTCTACTAGTTTCAAGTTTTATCGTGATCAGCTTTATTACAAGCGAGGCAGATAGAGCCGCAGACATTTCAACCGTCGAAATGTATTTAGTTAAATAATGTCAAATTACAAATGCAGAAAGTGCGAGAGTAGATTTGACAGGGCTGTGGTTCCCTCAAGATTCCATAACGAATTAGGGGTAATCTGCGAGATTTGTTATTTAGATGAAGAAGATTCAGATGCAGAACTAAAGGCACTACAATTAAAATATCATAAAGAAATAGTAAATTAATTTAATTATCTTGTTGACTTTTGTCATAGTATGTAATATTGTAATTACTCACACATAGGAAATAAAACAATGAATAAAATGATGAATAATCTTTACAATAAATCTGATAAGCCAATGGCTCAACAAAACGCAGTAATTAAATGCCTAGATAAATCGGGTATTCCTTTTACTGAGTTCTTTAGTTTATTTGGTTGCAGTGATGTAACTGAGTTATAAGTTAGTGATTTAAAGATAGCATTTAGCATAATAAATAAAGGATAAAATTATGAGCAACAAAACACACTACAGAAAAGCATTTAAGTCCATCTATCTTAGTAGCGCAGATATTGTGGAGCCAACAGTTTTAACGATATCAAAAGTAACACTGGAAGTGGATAAATCTAAAAAGACTAAAGACAGTTTCAATACCGCTTATTTTGCAGAGAAGGAGTTAAGAGCGGGAGAGCCACTTAAACCTATGGTGTTAAACGTCCATAATTCAAAAATAATGGCATGCCTGGCTAACTCTAAATTTATCGATGATTGGCAAGGTATAAAAGTAACTGTTTATGTAGATCCTAACGTAAATAACAGGGGTAGCATTGTCGAAGGGTTAAGGCTCGACCCTAACCCACCAAAAGATAAGCCACAGCTAACTCCTAATAATAAACAATGGAATACAGCTATTGAGGCTTTCAAGCGTGACGGCAACTTTATTGAGATTGAAAAGCGAATAAGTATATCTGATGACAATAAGAAGCTAATAAGAGACGCCGCTAATGTTTCATGATATCGAGCAGAATACCGATGAATGGCTAGATTTGAGAGTTAGTAATTTAACTGGGTCGACTGTTAAGGAGGTAATGGCTAATTACGGCAAGGCATTCGGAGAACCTGCAAAAAAACGAGCTATAAGCTTGGCTAGGGAGCGCGTTACAGGTAAGCGTAGCATTATACCTACCTTTAAAAATGCCCACATGGAAAGAGGTCATGAGCAAGAGCCAATAGCCAGAAGGCTCTATGAAGAGGCTAATTTTGTAACCGTATCCAACGGAGGATTCTTTGAGGTTGGTGGGCTTGGATGCTCTCCCGACGGATTAGTATTTAATGACGGTTTAATAGAGATTAAGTCAGTAATCGATACTGTACATTATAAAACTATCGAAAGAGGTGGATTTGATCCGGCTTATAAATGGCAGATATATTTTAATCTTATGGTTACCGGTCGTGAGTGGATAGACTTTATTAGCTTTTGCGCTGATTACCCAGAAGAAACACAGCTTTACACACACAGAACTTACGCTAAAGATTGTGCCGAATACTTTGTTAAGATAAAGTTAAGAGTTTCCGAATTTATGGAATCCGTTTATTTAGCAGAGGATAATATTAGAAATTAAAGTTTATGCTAAGCCACTCTGGGAATGTAGTTGTTGCATTGCATTGTGGGGATGTTAACAGTTTGGCTTGGCTCCATACATAGGTGATTTATGTTTAATTTATACTCTCAAGAAATAATAGCAACCCTGATGATTATTTTAATAGTAATGGTAGGAGCTGATGGGGTACTTAGATATAAATTTCAAACTAATGAAGTTGACGCTATTCGAGCTATTAGTGTCCAGTGCAAGGAGATTAAATGACAACTTTACAAATAATAGGTACAGAATTATCTGTACTAGTAGTCGCATGGGTAGTTTTGGTTATTGTGATTAATCGAACTAATTGGTTTGAGAGATGGTGGGAATAATGAATAACGAAGACATGATCAAAGAACTAAGAAAAATCGAACTTGACGAAACTTACAGCCCCTACGTTTTAATTAGAGAGCTTAAGGAAAAAATTAAAGCTGAATTTAAACAGGATGAGGATAACACATTATGAAATTTGTAGTTAATAGGGTACACGAACCCTCTAGATGGAATGAGCACCTTTTACAGGGTAATGAATTTTTATTTAACGACAACTTTGTAAAATCATTTGATATTGGCTATTGCGCTGGAGACGTTGTTGGAGATTTTCATGGAATCCCTTTTTGTGAATCTTTCACAGTAGCAGAAGTCCCAGACACAGAGGAGGGATACTATTTGTTATGAGCGAGTTCAGCGAAAACTTAAAGCTATGCAGAATGTGCGCCGGAGTAACGCAGGATTACGTTGCTAAAAAAATCAACAAAGCAAATCCAACTTATCGGCATTATGAGAGAGCATATTGCGAACCGAACCACAAAACTTTAATTAAGCTGAGCCAGTTGTTCGGGGTTACACTTAACGATTTATTGGGAGTTACAAATGATTGATGACGTTGACTGCCCCTATTGCGGCGAAGGACAAGAAATTTATCATGATGATGGCCAGAATTACGAAGAAGATAGATTGCACGAACAATGCTGTAGTGACTGCGATAAAACATTTACATTTTATACGTCAATGCAGTTTTACTATGAAGCGTTTCAGGCTGATTGTTTGAATGATAGCAACCACACATTTAAACCGACTTACACTCACCCTAAATTTTTAACGAAAATGGAATGCACGTCTTGCGAAGAGAAAAGGCAGTTAACAGAACATGAATGGCTTGATTTAAACAGAACATGAATGGCTTGATTTAATGAAGCCTATGGAAGTTATTAGCGGTTGGTATAATTAACAACACAGATAGTAAGGAGTGAAGATGAAAGTTAGCAATAGAGTGTTAGTTTGGTTTAGTTGTGGAGCAGCCAGCGCAGTAGCAGCAAAATTAGCGGTAGAAAAATATCCAGATTGTGAGGTTTTATACTGCGATACCCTAAAATACGAACATCCTGACGCACTGAGATTTTTAAATGACGTTTCTTTGTGGATAGGTAAGGATATTCAGCTTTTAAAATCTAAAAAATATACTGACATATATGATGTGTTTGATAAGACTGGTTGGCTCGTCGGAGTTGGCGGTGCAAGGTGTACTACAGAGTTAAAAAAGAAAGTACGGAAAGACTATCAAAAAGATGGGGACTTACACGTATTTGGATTAACAAGTGATGAGCAAAAGCGCATTGAACGTTTTGAAAATTCAAACTATGAGCTAGATCTAGAATGGGGTTTAGCTGAAAACAATATAACAAAAAATGACTGTTACAAAATCGTACAAGACGCAGGGATCGAGCTACATGCTATGTACAAGCTTGGATATAACAACGCAAATTGCATTGGATGCGTAAAAGGCCAATCTGGGTATTGGAATAAAATTAGAATAGATTTTCCTGAAATGTTTGATAAGATGGCGAAACAAGAACGAAAAATGAATGTGGCAATCAATAAAACTTACGCTGGGGACGGAAAGAGAAAGCGCGTCTTTCTTGATGAGCTCGATCCTAGAGCTGGCCGTAATGTACCTATGCCAGATATTGATTGTGGAGTTTTATGTTTGAACGAAAACAACAGGGTAGAAGCTCAAGAGCAAGTTGATATTAGACTGGGGAAAATTAAATGAGCATGTATTGCTATATCCATAAATCTCATAAGCTGCCAATTTATGGAAGTTCAGCTACAGCTCACGGCTGGGTTTGTTTAAGCTGTCATAAATCAGTGTGTAGCGAGTTGAGCGAAAAAGAAAATATTACAGCAAAAATTATCGTGGAGAAAATTAATGAGTAACGATAAATATGTAAAAGTAAGTGATTTAGAAAATCTAGATCACAGAACAGTGCATCATAATGATGTTGTTGTAGAATGGCGTGACATCCAAAAGCTAATCAATAAAGCTGAGCCGATGATAGCGGTTAGTGATATCGAAGCAGCACATAATAAAAGCGAAAGTGATG